GGGTATTATAGTTATACTCTCTTTTACAGAGAATTTATGCTATAATTTAGCAGAAGTTTAATTCTGTTTTCATTTTCTAGAAGTTCTTTCTTTTTTTCTTCTTTTCCCACTCTACTTCTTTTGTATTGCAGACTTAGAGCCCCAACGAGCTTCTTAATTTTTGTAAAAGTCCAGTCGTTTCTTCTCTGTATAATTATTATATTATACTCTGTCTGAGAAGTAAAACAACAACTGTTAATAAACTGTTAATAACTTTCGCGCTTAATTTAGAAAACTCGATCCGAGCTTATCAGAATTTCAACTTTTCCAGACTGCAATTTGAGACTCTAGAGGAGATGACTAATCTCTTTGCGAATTTTAAAATTTATCAGCAAAAACTCTTTTGTAGATTTTGTACTCATACTCTGGAGGAAGATTTGCTATGAAGTTGTTTGCTTCTTCTTTACTCCCAGACGTGAAGCTTTTTGGATTCGTTTGTTGCCAATCAAAAGGAACCCACGCATCTACAAAATATTCGTTTAATTCTGGCATCTTATTTTACCGGCGCATCAATTTCAATCCCTTGAGCATCGCACTGAGCTTTTTCTATTTTCGTGATGTAGAAAAATTCGTCAGCGTACTCTTGAGACTGTTCGACTAATTCTAAGCATTCGACTGTCTCAATTTTGTCAACAGCATTGCTGAAGGCAAAAAGGAAGAGATAGCCTGCTATGAATCCCGCTACGAAAGCGAGAAGAATTGCAACAGTGTAAAGCGTTGCGACTTTAATTAATTCTTTCGTCATAATTTCGATTCGCGTTTAATTTAGCTCTAAAGTCCCAGATTGCAGACTGGATTTCAAGCTACGCTTTGAAGCTGGAGGTTTTGCTAGTTTATTAATTACGACAATTTCTAGCAGAAGTTTCCTGTCTCTATGAGACGTCTTGATTCGTAGATGTAATTCCTACGATAAAAATGAATCTTTTCAACTTGATTCGGCCATTTCTTCTGACAATATTCAGCAGATTTTCGTTCAGCTTCTTGTTTTGTCTTTGCAAAAACGACAAAATATCCGGCGCGTATTGACGGATTGTCTGTAGACAAAAAGACTTGAACGAAGTAATAGTCGTCTGTTCGTTGTAATTTGTCCATATGTTATTATTCTCCAGCCCCAGAGTGCAGCTTGAAGATTAAAGCAGGAGTCGCGAGACTGGAGATTTATTAATTATATTTTTATTCTGTTATTTCTTGAACGAACACAATTTCTCTTGAACGAGTGTTTAATTCGTTCCAAAAAGCTTCGTAAGCTTTTTTAATTTCTAAGATTGTTTTGCAACCTTTGAAGATTTCGTTTTCTTCTAAGTTGATTTCTTCAACTCTAGAATCACCGACTGCTTTTCCTGTTTCCCTATCGAATGCTTGAGCTTTTACGCTAACAATGTTTTTCATTAATTTGATAATTTGCCTCCAGTCCCAGGATTCCTGCTTTAATAAAGCAGTCTCTTGAAGCAGAGATTTCAGGACTGGAGATTTTTATTAATTATATCAATGATGCGATGAATTCTTCCATCTGCTTTTCAATGACGTTCAGACGATAGTAAGACTCGTCAAGTTCGTCAAGTTCTTCACTAAACTCTTTTTCGTCAGGGTCGTCGTAGCTTCTTGATATTTCAACTAACTTCAATGCTTGAGCTAATTGAGAAAACTTCTTTTCGTCAACTTCTTTTTTTAGTCTCATCAAGAAGTCGTAATGAGCATCAGCATACCCGTTGCTAATCCACTGTGCAAACCCTCCGTTTTCAACTTGGTAGTTTAAGTTTCCAAGAGAAACTGCAACACGTTGGATGTAAGAAAGATGGTCGAAAAATTCTTCAGTTGACCAACTTCCGTTTTTTGGCTTTTGCCATAGTGCATAAGCTTCATCCATTATTTTTTGATGAAGCAATATTTTTTCTTTAGTCATAGTTGTAAGATTTACTCCAGTCCCAGAATCTCTACTCCAAGATTTATTCTGGGCTTTTAATTATGTAATTCTCAGATAGTTGCTACCATAATTTATTTCAACGCATCGTTTCGGCGAGGGGCGTCAATAGCAACTAAATTATTTGCTTCAACATAATTCTTCCCTAGATAACCGGCGCCAATTCTAGCTAGATGGATTGTGCGTATCGTAATCTCGCTATTGTGTGTAAATTATATTTCCGCTTGTCAATGATCTTCCTTCCTTATTATTATATTATACTCTCAATTGAAAGTACAATGCTTAACTGTTAATAACTTTTTATAATGTAATAATTGTACAAATTTGTAAACTGATTACATAATTTATAATTATGCAATAATTCCAATTTTTTGCGCAATTGAGTTATTGTCAATTTTTAATAAAGAAGGGGTTTTGAGATTGGATGTTAATTATATTTTTTAATCTTCGTCTTTCCCTAAGAATGGATTATTTTTATTTTCTTTGATGAATACTTTTTCAGCTTCTTCGTCTGTAAATTTTTCTTTTGAATAAGCAATTACGATGCTATTATTTAGTTCCGTTTCTAATTCAAGGAGAAAATACTTTTTTGTATTAGCTAATTCGATAATATCCTGTAATATATCAAGAGTATCTTCATTCCCTAAATCAATTAAGAATTTTATGTTTTTCATAATTTAGTAATTTGTATCCAATCCCAGAATCCCGCCTTTATTTTCAATAATGATTATAATTTGAAGCTGGACTTTATTAATTATATTTTAATTAGTTTCATCAATGATTTCATACTTTTCACTAAAATTGAATTTTCTAAGAATTGTATGAATTTCATTTTTTGTAAGTCCTTTCGAACCTACATTCCATTGGTTGATTTTATGAATTGGCAAATTAGTTTTCCAATCATAAATTGTAATGCATCGAACTTCTCCATTTTGGATTTGCTCTTCAACATTTTCATCAACTAAATCCCATTCTAATTGAACTTTATCATCGGCTGAACCGACATTAGTTGGTTGTCCCAAGAGATTAATTAAATTATCAAGGGTGACATTTAATTTAATTCCTGAAAATCCAGAACCTGTTATAATTTCAAAATTTGCTTTTTCAAGTTTTTTCATTGTAGTTAATTTAATGTCCAGCCCCAGATTATAATCATTATTGTTTTGATATTTTAATAATATTATTAAAGGGAAGTTTTAGGACTGGACGGGTTAATTATATTTTAACTATTCCTCAATTTGACTTTGGTCAAATACATCGTCTTCAGGTGATAAATTAGCATATTTATCATCCATAGATTCCTCAATTTTTGGAGGATTATTTTTAACTAAATTAACTATTGAATTGTGGAGATTAAACAATTGATTTTCAAGTTTTATATTGTCCATAATTTGTTTTTTATTGTCCAGTCCCAGAATTTCCCTTCAATATATATTTTATTTTAAAATAATAAATACAAATATCTTTTTCACTGGTTGGTTTTGGCCATTTCCAGAATATTTATTAAGTTATTTATATAAGAAAGATATTTTTGGGCTGGAATATTAATTGTATTTTTTAGTAAGTTTTTTCTACATTCAACCCGTACGTTTTATATATTTCAATAAAATCTTTTTTTAACTTTTTATACTGGACATTTGAATAACCTGAATATACAAGATTATCCAAAATTATTTTGAATGGGATAAATAAACCTTTTTCAAATTCCCAATTTTCAAATTCTTTATTTTCCAAAATGGAAAAATATATTTTTAACATTTCATTTGATAACTTCATTGTTTTATTTTTCCAGCCCCAGAATATCTTTCCTATATTTATTTTTCAAAAAACTTATAATAATAAATAAAACTATTTATTAAGTTAAAATATTATTAAATAAATAATAATATTTATATATTATTATATTATACCAAAAACCGCAAAAAGTAAAATGATTAAATGTTAATAACTTTTTTTTATAAAATATATTTACATATTTGTAAAATTATTATATAATAAATATTATAATATATTTTTATATTTTTGTAAAGGCGCGCTTGTATTTTTGTATAGCGCAAAATAAGAAATAATAGTTTTAACTTTTTATTTTAAAATAATATTTATTTGATATTGTTCAGATTCAGTATCAGCGCTCAACATCAGATCAGAGTCAGTATCAGTATCAGCGCTCCTTCAATAAACATTTGATATATCAACATTTGATATTATTAATATTTTTATTAACTGGACGTTGGAAGATCATATATGATTTTTAAATGAAAGTCCTAATACAAAATATTAGTAAGATTTTTTATTTTGTATTAATCTTTTATTTTTTAAAAAATTTTTTGATTTTATTTTTTAACTTTTTATTTTTAATCACCTTTACAAATTAAAAATATATTATATAATAATATAATAAATATATTACCTTTACAAAAATAAGAATTATTATATAATAAAATTATTAAAAAAAAAATCAACGTTAAAAAAGCGTATTATATGTCTTAAAAACTACAAGCAAAAATTCTTAAAAAGATCAATATAATAAAATATATTAAAAAAAAGAGAAGTAAAAAAGCGAATAATAGACCATTAAAACTTCTAGCAAAAATTCTCTAAAAGTTTCGATATGTTTATAGTTAATAAAATATGTTATATTTAAATTATGCAAAAAAACATTTCTCTATCTAAAATAAAAGCAGATCCCAACCAACCTCGTCAGTCATACAGTCTATCTGATATGCATGAACTGACTGAATCAATAAAAGAAAATGGCGTTTTGAATCCTTTGTTATTAGAATCTCAGACTGATAGCACTTATTTAATATTAGATGGTGAGCGAAGATACCGGGTCTGTAAAGAATTGGGAATTAAAGAAGTTCCCTCTTTTATTATACAAGGCCCGTTGACTGCAGAAGAAAGACTAGTTAAAAGATTTCACATTCAGCAGAAGCATTCGAATTGGACAATGTTTGACCAAGCTCGAGCAATTTATAATTTTAAGAAAGAATCAAAATTGACGATTGCTCAAATAGCTGAAAAGCTTGGATTAGATGCGCCGAAGGTGCACAACTGGTTAAGCATTACTGAGTTTACGAAAGAGGGGCAGGAACTGATTCTTAAAGAGAATATCAAATTTACATATTTGATTTATCTTATTCGAATCGTAAAAAATTATATGTTGCTAACTAATAAAGCTCAATCTGAAATAGAGCACGCGTTAATTGACAAAATTAGAAATCAGAAATTAAATGCTCAGCAGATTTTGGAGATTTCAAATTTGATGTACGTCGATAACGATAGAGATGAAAAAATAAAATTTTTAGAAGACAAGAAATACACTGTGTTAGATTTGCTGAGAAATTCTAAGAAAGGAAAGATTGACAAGATGAACAAATTGTTTAAAGAGATATTAAAAATAACGAAATCTTTTGACAATACTATCTCTCCAGACCTGCTATCTGATTTTCACACTCAGATTTTAGAATCATTATCCGATAAGATAAAAAAAATATTAAAATGAAAATTTGCATTCCCTCGAAAGGTCGAGCAGAAACAATGTCAACTCATTTGTTTTTTGATCCTATCGATGTCTTGATTTTTGTAGAACCTCAAGAAATAGAAAAGTACAGATTATTTTGGCCAGAATATACTTTTGTAGACATTGAAGATTCAGATAGAGGAATTTCTTATGCTAGAAATTTCATATTAGATCATGTCGATGGAGAAAATATAATTATGTCAGACGATGATTATCTTTCTTTTGGTAAAAGAAATGAAAAATATAGATATGATAAATTAATCAACTGTACAGAAATTATAAATAAAATTTTGAAAGGTTTAGAAAATGGTTTTGTTGGATATGGAATTGCAGATAGCGTTTTTTCTTACCACCAAAATAAAGATTCTGATAATAAAGAAAAATATGAAAATTGTCAGATATTGATGGATTTTTATGGATTAAATACAAAATGGATAAAAGAAAAAGAAATTAGATTTGACGAAAACATGAAAGAAGGGGAAGATAGCGATTTAAGTATTCAAATTCTAATAAACGATGGGAACATATGCAATGATTATAGCTATTGTCGGGTAAAAAAATATAGAAATTCAGGGGGTCTTCAAAAAGAAAGAGGTTGGTTCCTCGACAGAGACAAAGAAAATAGAAGATATATTAATTATTTGTCAGAAAAATATGGATCTGAATTTGTAATAACTTCCCACGACAGAGATGGCTATTTAAAAAATAAGAAGATAAAATTTGATTTAATCAAAAAAAGAAGAGAAGTTGTGAAAAATAATATAGAAAGATACAAAAGCAGATTTGCTTAATTTTTCATTACATTTTTTATGTGTATAATCAAATATATAAGTACATTGAAAAACATTCTAAATTGGCAGCTGGAGTTAAGTCAAGAAAAGTCATGAACAAAAAATTAATCTACATCTGTGCTAACACGAAAAAAGGCAGAGACACCGTCGAGTATTCCTATCACACACAAGATGAAGAAGTCAAAGTCAAAAATGTCACGATGAGTGACAAAGTCACGTTCGATTATTCTGTTGTTTCTCAAGCGATTAAGAATCTCACAGGGAGGATTCTTACTATTGTTGATGCTAGTTATACTGACCCTGTGCAAAGAAAGGCCGTCAAAGATTTAGTTAGAAAGGAGATGATTGAAGAATTTGAATTTTACAGCAGTCTATGTTTCCCAAATCTAGAAGTTCCAGAATTTGATGAAAAAGACAACATCGGTCCAGTCTCTTATGAAGAAATTTTAGAGAATTAAAATTAACTCTTGACTCCAGCTTTTAATTTAGAATTCTGTTTTGTGGAGCTCGAAGCTTCAAACAAAACATGGATAAAGAAATAATTAAAAAAGGCATAGCCGAAGCCGAAAAAGAGGCACAAGAAAAAGAGATAGCAAAGGTCAAACAAATAGTCAAACTCCACTTAGAAAGAATTGACGATCTGAAAGAAAGAGAGAACAAAGCGAGAGATGAAAGAAAATTGCTTGAAAAAGATTTAACTGATTTGAAATCGGGACGACTGGACAAAATTGAGGAACGACAAGCAAACGACGACGTATCAAAAATAAAGTCAATCATCATTGTCCACCGAATTGAAAAAGAATATGTTCCGTTCTACCCATGGGCTAGTCCTTGGCAGATAGTAATAAACCAACCATACATGCCGATTATTCCAACATGCACAATAGGACAATCATCAGCATCGTATACTGTGAGCAGTTCGACTCCCGGTTATTCTTACATCTCGATGAATAACTCATTTGATGAAGATTCTCAACAATTGACAGTATCTGGAAAGTTTTTGCAGAATTTTGCCGGAGGATTCTATGAGGTAAACGGAAAACAAATAAACTTATAAATTAACTAACTTTGCTTTGAGCTCTACAAAATAGAATTTTAATATTAACAAAATGTCATTTTACTCATTTATAAAAGATACTTTTACTGTTCAGAAAAAGAAAAAGCCCGAAGAAAAAAAAGTCAATCGAATTGATCTTCGGGGCATGATGGAAGAGCTTGGTGTTCGCTCTGACACAACGATCGGAACTTACGAAGAAGAAGAAAACCCAGACGACCTTACTATTTCACAATATATTCGGATGCAAAACAACGACGGTACTGTTCGTGCCATCACACGTTTATTTGCAATGCCGATTCAATCGACTCAAATAAAGATTCTTCCAGAAGCAGGGGGTTCAAAAGAGAAAGAATTCATTGAAACTGTTTTGATGGGTCCACAATACGAAGGAGGAATGTCAATGCCTCTTCCTTTTATTATTGCTGATATGACTAGAGCAATGTTTGAAGGATACCGTTTGTACGAAAAAGTTGCTCAAGTAATAAAACAAGGGCCCTACAAAGGTTTGATTGGATGGAGAAAATTAGCAATCAGAAATTCTGAAACAATAAAAATAAGATCAGACGAGAAAGGCGGATTTCTTGGAGCTCATCAGACAGCATCATTTGGAATGAAGACAGTGGATATAAATATTCCTCCAGAAAAATGTTTTTTGTTTACGTTTCAGAAAGAACGACACCCGCTCTACGGAGAGTCAATTTTAAAAACAGCGTATTATCACTACGACAAGAAGCACAAATTATATTATCTTGCACACAAGAAAGCAGAGATGGATGCAGTTGGTTTGAAAATTCTGAAACTGTCGAAACCGATTTCTGAAGCAGAAGTAGAAGCAGCAGAAACTGCAATTGATTCAATTGGTGCAAATACACGGGTGACGATTCCGCAGGGATTTGACTTAGAAATAAACCGTGCTACATCTGGCTACGATGTCATGGGATTGATTCGACACCACGATTCACAAATTTTAATATCGACATTGACACAGGCAATGAACCTTGGGAGTTCTGGCCAATACGATTATCCGTACGGTTCGGGCTACAAAACTCAGTCTCAATTTATTATGCAAATGCTTGAGTCGGTAATGAGATCAATCGAGTACACTATCAATGAGTGGGTCATTCCTCCGTTGATTGATTGGAATTTCGGTACTGGAAAATATCCGAAAATGAAAATGATGCCGTTGAAGGATGAAGTTCAGAGCTATCTGTTTGCTATATTCGAAGATCTCATCAAAAAAGATCCTGCGCTTATTCCTCCGGATTTCTTAAGTAAAATTACTAATGATGTTGCTGAAAGACTTGGCATCGAATTTAAACAAGACACTTCAAAAAATGCTGCGTTAAAAGCATTTGAGATAGGAAAGAAAACAAGAGCAGATGTGTTGAAAGTGCTTGCACCCGCAACTAGCAAAGAGATAAAACTTCAAATTGCAAAACAAGCAGAGCAATGGAAAGGTGCTCCTGACTTTTTAGAAAAGTTCGAATTAATGGGAAAACAATTTGTAGAAAACAATTCAACAAAATGAAATGCACTCACAAAGACAAAAAATTTATTAGATGGGAATTCATAAATTTTATTGGCTACTACGTTTGTGAAAAATGCGGAATGCTTACATATGTCGTTGACAAAAAACAAAAAATAAATAGTCGAAAATTAGCAGTCATTTCAAAATAAAAATATGAAAACTTGCAAATGGTGCGGAAATACAAATAAGGATGAAAATTCTTATTGTTGGTATGACGGAAAACCTTTGGACTTTGATGAGAGACCAGTTGCAACAAGAAGTGATGATGCTGAAAACGAAGAATAAAAAATAATATGCCAATTCCAACACCAAGAAAAGGAGAAAAAAGAACAGACTTTGTAAGTAGATGTATGTCAAACCCAACGATGAAAAGAGAGTATCCTGACAACAAACAGCGTTTTGCTATTTGTATGTCTTCTTGGAGAGATAAGAAAAAAACAAAGAAAGAACTTGCAGACATGCACAATTTTTTGCATAGTGTTTGGAGCAAAGTAAAAGATGGAAAGAAGTGGGGAGAATTTAATGAAGACTTTGTTATTTCTGAACATGCAAAAATCGTTCACTCTCTAAGAAAAATGGGAGTAAAAATGAAAGCAAAAACAAATCTAGACAGGTTGTCAAAAATGTTAGAGCCAGATCATTTCAATCTCTCTGAAATAACAGAAAAAAATATTAGAGCTATCTCTTCTGACTTTTTGTACCGAACTCACAACAAAGTGCATAATGAATTAAGTCAAGTAATTGAGTTGAATGATAGTTCTAATCTTAGCAAAATTATCAGTATACACGACGTTGTCGCTGATGAAATAAATCGTCGAGAAATGATACATCCGACGTGGAACAACATCGATAAGTTTTATAATGAAGAAAATTAAAATATAATAAAAGATATATGAAAAATGCTACATTTAGTTTTGAGCTAGATATCGTCAAAGCTAAAAAAATAGATGAAGAAAAAGGAGATCAAATAATTGTTGGATATGCTTCAACTTGTGATGTAGATTCTGACGGGATGCAAATTACTCGTAAGGCGTTAGAGGGAGCAAAAGATGATTTGTTGAAATACAACACTGTGTTGTTCAACCACAACATGGATAAACCTGTGGGTCGTGTGTTAGAAACTGCAGTAGATGACAAAGGTCTACTAGTAAAAATAGCTATCTCGAAAGTTGAAGAAGAATTGTGGAATAAAATCGTAGATAAAACAATTAGTAAATTCTCAATCGCTGGAAGAATATTAGAATATCAAGAAACTTCTCCAGACAACGAAGGAAAAACAATTGTTCAGATTACAAAAATAAGTCTACATGAAGTTTCTGTTGTTTCTGTTCCAGCAAATGTAGAAGCTGCTTCAATTAGTGCGTATGTTTCGAAATCATTGCAAAAGAGCAATGAAGAGAAAAAAGAATCAATTCCAGAAATAAAGAAAGGATTGATACAACAATTAGAAATTTTAGCAGGTAAATTGGAAGAAGGTGATAATAAGACATTATTGGAGGAAATCATTAATGTGTTAAAAGGTCGAAAAAAAGAAGATAAAAAAGAAGAAAAAATGATAAAAGAATTAAAATTTGATGACACTTCTGAATCTCGTCCAGTTTTTCAACTTAACAGCACAGGCACTATTGACTTAGATGAGTCAAACAAATTTAGAAAGCAAATTTTGAAATATGGAAAGTGGTTCCATTGGAATGCAGACGGTGGCGTGTTGAACGTCACAAAAGACATCATTAAAAAAATGGTGGACAACTTCAATAAAAAATATGTTGAAAATGTTTCAGTTCCTTTGACACACACTAATGATCCATCTAAGAATACAGGTAGTGTCGTAAGTCTTGAACAGACAGAAAAGGGTCTTGATGCAGTTATCGAAATAAAAGACGAAACTGTCGCTGAAAAGATAAAGAAAGGATTGATTAAATCTATTTCAGCAAGCATTGACCCGAACTATCTGAAAAAGGATAAAAATGAATTTGTCGGTCCAGTTCTTCTTCATACTGCGTTAGTAGGCGAACCTTACATCAAAGGAATGGCAGGTTTTGTTGAACTAGCAGATGAAGATTACAAAGATCGTCAGATAATTGAGTTGGAAGATTCTGAAGAAAATCCAGCAGAAATAATCAAATCTGCAGCAAATGCGCTTCTAAAAGCGGCTGAGCTGTTAGATAAAAAGGACGAAAAAGAAACAGAAGTTGAAGAAAAGAAAGAAGAGAAAGAAACTGTTGAAGAAAAAACTACTAAAGACGAAGAGCTCCCTGAGGAAACTCCAGAAGCTGAAAAAGCTGATGAAGTAGAGTCAGAGGAGAAGGAAACGAAGAAAGAGAAAGATGAGAATCTCGATCTTTCAGATGCAGAAGGTACATATGCGAAGTACTTGAGTGAGGGGAAAATTGTTCCCGCTCAGAAGAGTGCTTTCATTGAACTGATGCAATTGTCGAAGAAAGCAATTGAACTTGGCGATGACAAGGTCGATGTCAAAAAGTTCGTATTTGATTTCTTAGACAAATCTCCGAAAATTGTGAATTTTGATGAGGATGGCGTGACTCCAGACCCAAGCAACCCAGCTCCAGAAGAGGAAAAGAAAGAAGAAATGCCTCAGGAAGCTAAAGACTTTTACATCAACAAGATGGAATTGTCTGAAGAAGATGCTGAAAAAGCTTGGATGTCTGCTAAGGAGTTATCTGATAAAGAAAAATCTGAAAATCAAGAATCTATTTTCTAAGTATAATTAACAAGAATTGCTCGTTTAAAAATAAAAATGAGTGCTTTAGCTGCTGCTCGTGAAGTAAAACGACAAGACGGCGAAATAGTAGAGTACTTGGTCAAAGGTAGTGCCACTATCTACAAGGGAGCGTTAGTTGTAGATAAAGGTACAGGATATGCAGAACCTGCGACTGACGGTGCGTATACTTTTCTCGGTGTCGCAGTAGAAGGAGCTGACAATTCTGGTAGTGCAACTGACGGTGCTAAAACAGTTCGTGTTTACAAGACTGGTATTTATCAGTATGTAAAAGGGACTGCTGTTCAGGGTGATTTGGGTGTTGCTATGTATGCACACGATGATCAAACTGTTGGTACTACGTCGACAAACTCACTTCTCGTTGGATACTGTGCAGGAATCGTTGATTCTAGCACGATCAAATTGAGGATTGATTTGGCTGTTAAATAAGATAAACTATGATAGTACGTACAGATATTCCAAAGCTTTTATTAGCTGGAATGAAAACAGAATTCATGGGTGCTTATGAAAAAGCGACGAAAGAGCACATGAGAATCACGACTAGAATCACTTCTTCTAAGGAGCAAGAAACCTATCCGTGGCTTGGTGGAGTTCCTTCTATGTCAGAATGGAAAGATGAAAGGAAACCACAGGGAGTTCTTGAGCATAACTTTTCTGTCGTAAACAGAGACTGGGAAGCTTCAATTGCTGTTGATCGCAACGCGCTTGAAGATGAACAGTACGGACAGATCAATATTCGTGTTCGAGAATTGGCTACAGAAGCTGTCAGATTCTTTGATGAACTCGTTTTCACCTTGATTGATCAGGGTGACGGTACATCAGGGTCTGGTATCTTTTCTGGAGTCACTATTTCCTGCTACGATAGCAAAGCTTTCTTTGCTACTAACCATACTGAAGGGTCATCAGGTACTCAGTCGAACAAAGGTTCTACCGCATTGGGAGATAGCGCACTACGTGCTGCTATAACCGCAATGAGGAAATTCAAACAAGATACAGGCAAATTTAGTCATATGCGACCGAATTTGTTGGCTGTCTCTCCAGATTTGGAGTGGCAGGCACGTGAATTGCTTGAATCTCAGTATTACCCAGAAGAAGGAACTACTACAAATAAATTCGCTACAAACGTTTTGAAAGGTAGTCTTGATCTCCTTGTTTCTGAGTATCTTACTGATACCAACGACTGGTTTATCTTTGACACTACTCGTGTTGTAAAACCTGTTATTCTTCAAGTTCGAAAGACTCCTGACTTTACTAATCTAACGAATAATACTGAATCCTCATTCATGAGGAAGAAGTTGTATTTCGGTATTGATTGGAGAGGAGAATCTGCTTTCGGAGATTGGAGAACTGGTTATGGTTCAATCGTTACTTAATAACTTCATGAATTAAATGGGAGAAAATCACTTTCTCTCTTACTCATTAGTGTGATAATCCTTAAAATCTGCTTGCTCGAAAGAGCAAGTATGGAGAGACTTTTAGGGAGTTGAGCATATTAAAAATGGAAAACAAAAAAAGATTAGTTATCGGAATTCCAACGAATGGAACACTTCATTGGATGTTCGCTAGAGATTTGATGACTCTCAGTGTTCCTGACAAAACAGGTGTGGTGTGGGTTGTCCGATCGATGATTGATACTGCTAGAAACAATTTAGTAAACGCAGTAATTGATAACCCAGAAATCACTCATCTTTTGATGATAGATGATGACATGACATTCGAGCCAGACTTTGCTGTGAGATTGTTGCAACATGATGTAGACATCGTCGGTGGTCTTGCTTTCAAAAGAAGAGAAGATTATCAACCATGCGTCTATCGAAAAAATGAAAAAGGACAATATATTCCAATTTTGCCAGAAATTTTTCAAGAAGTAGATATTGTCGGTACTGGTGGGATAATGATAAAAGTAGAAGCTCTTCGAAAAATGAAATTTCCCTGGTTCGAAACAGTTTATGATGAAAAAGGTACGTATTGGAGCGTCGATTTTCAATTCTGCAAAAAAGCAAAAGAAGCAGGGTGCAGAATATTTGTAGATCCCGAGGCGGAAATGGGACACATCGGAGATGCGCCTGTAATAAAAAAGGAAACATTTCTAACATACGTCGAAGAAATGAATAAGAAAAATAAAATAAACGAAAAATGACATTAAGAACAGTAGCTTCGTCTACGAGCAGTTCTCTTGCAACAGGTGTTTTGTTTGTTCATTCCGTTGTTCTCGTGGGAGGAACCGCAAATTCAACTGTGACAATTGATGATAGTACTGACGGATCTGGTACCTCGAAAATTCAGTTAAAAGCGCTTGCTAATGATAGTAAAGTATTATCATTCGGTGATGGAAATTCTGTCAAATTTGACACTGGCGTGTATGCTACGTTAGTTGGTGCGGGTGCTAGAGTGTATGTATATATAAAATAAGATTCATCAAAATGCTTTTAAAGCAGGAAATTAAAAAATCTTTAAATATTGGAGTTTTTGATCCAATACTTATCAACCAGGCGTCTCCTTATTGTGGTGACGAAATTTTTGCAAAAGGATTAAACGCAAATGGATATGAAGTAATACGATTTGATTATCGTGCTACAAACAATCCTTGTGATGATTTGTTAGAGTTAGCAAAGAGACAAAAGACAGATCCGACAATTATTTGGATTGGCAAAGCAGAAAGAATAACACCAGAAACTATATTTGAATTGCGTCAGTTATTTCCTGACGCTATTTTTGTTAAATGGGCTGCTGATGTCAGAGACATGCCGACCCCGCACGACATCGGTCATCTACAATATGTTGATTGGTTTTTTGGCACGTTTGCAGGTAATTATTTGCGAGCACATCTGCTTCCGAACATGAAAGGAGTCGGATCAATTTTAACTTTCACAGATTCTTCATTTTACAAAGGTATTGAAGTTGAAGAAAAATGGAAGTCTGATATTTTGTGGACAGGACGTAGGGGTTTCGGAGATAATCCGATACGAAATGAAGTAATTGAGCATCTTCAGAGCAAAAAATCAGAATACGAGAAAACTGATGAAGTCAGAACAAAAATTTCAATGTTTATGGAAAGAAATTGGCTGGGAAATCCAGAATATTTGTATGCAATAAATGGCGCTAGAATCGGGATTGGTGTGAATAGCTTTAATAGAAGAAAGTACTCTTCAGATCGTTTGGGAAATTATGTTGCATGCGGCACTTTCTATTTAATGCACTATGTCGAAGGAATTGAAGAATGCTTTGAGAAAGGCGTTGATTTAGATTGGTTTGAGTCAATTGAAGAACTCGACGAGAAAACTGATTTTTACTTAAAAAATGATTCGCTGCGAAACGTCATAGCAAGAAATGGGCGAAAAAAGGTTCTTGACAATTTTGATTTTAAACCTCTTGTTTTTAACTTGTTGAATGTAATAAAAAACAAAAGATCTGATTATGCCTGGGACGAAGTATATTTAAATGATTAGAACCATTACTTTTCATTAAAAATGCATCAGACGTCATTCTGATGATAAGAAATAACATACTATGATCACAACTATCCTACAATTATACAAAAGACCTGACTATTTAGAAGAGCAGTTGGCTGCTATTAAAAATCAAACGCTGAAGTCAGGTGAAATAATAGTAGTTCATAATGAAGGTGGAGTCGAGTTTGACTATCCAGAAAACGTGCAAGTAGTTTATGTTAAACCGAACATGAAATTTCACATTCGGTTCGCAGTAGCGCTTCTTGCAAAAGGAGACTACATTTCATTTTTAGACGACGACACAATCATACAGAAAAGATGGCATGAAAATTGTATAGAAACGATAAAAAAACACGATTGCCTTTGCGTCACGAATGGAAGATTGTTTTATCCACCCGACAGATGGCTAGCGCCTGGTTGGGGAAATCCAAACGAAGACGAAGTCAAAGTAGATTTCGGCGGTCATGCGTGGTTTTTAAGAAGAGAAAATTTGAAATACATGTGGTATGACTCTGTAAAAGAGCATCAAAACGGAGAAGATATTATGCTGTCAGCCAATCTTCAAATTTTTGGAAATATCCCGACGTACGTTCCTCCACATCCGATTAACAAGTTAGAATTGTGGGGATCTCATCCAGACAAAGCTAGAAAGTACGGTAGTGATTCAGTTGCTTCTTGGATTATTAACAAAACTCATTATGAAGAACGCTTCAAGTTAATTGAGTATTACAAAAAACAAGGGTGGAGATTACAAAATGAATAAATCGGAAATATTAAAAATTTGTTCTGAAGAAAAAGAAGAATTCGCTAACAGAATCAGAGATTTACCTTACGAAGACAAGGGAATTTTTAACAGTGAAATGTTATTATTTGTTGCTCTTTCAAAATATTTCGATGTTAGTAGTATCTGGGAAAGCGGAAGAGCTAGAGCTCAAAGCACTGTTGTTCTTTCATGTTTCAAAAATAGGACTGCAGATATTTCGATAGATGTAGGAGGAGGCAAATATGGCGGCGCGTTGTACTTCTTCAATCTTGCTAACAAAAGAATACTCGTTGACAAATTAGCAAGTACTTTTAAGAAAGAAGTGAAATTGAAAAACATCGAATACGTCAATTCTGATTTTTCAAAATTGCCTTTCGGTGATAATTCGATTGACATCATCTTTGCATGGGAAGTACTTGATCATGCTAACTCAAAACAGCATTTTAAAGAAGGCCAACATGAATTAGTCAGAGTGTTAAAAAAAGATGGATTGCTATTTTTTCAAAATCCAATGCGGTTGAAGCCGACAGACAATCATCCAGTCACAATGTCAGTTTCTGAAGTTATCGACAATTTTTCAGAACTAGATGTGTTGTCAAATATAGAATTAAAAAGAATGGGAAAATATCAAGAAATTGAGAATGAAAAAGATCTATATTTAATACTAACAACACATGAAAATTAGCGAATTTGCTACATGCACAGTTGCGTATAATGATGAAAAATTAATTGGCGGTATGCTTGAGGGAGTAAAAGATCTGTACAATCTTGTTATTATTGGGAGACCCTGGAGAGGACAACACATTGAGTTTGACTCATCTTATGAAATAGCAAAAAGAATGAGAGCGGATGTATTACTTCAAGATTTCAACTCAGAGAAAGAAGAAAGAAATTTTGGATTAGAATATCTCCAGAAGAAAGGCTTCAAATATGCGATTATCTTAGATACTGATGAATACTATTTGAAAGAAGATATTTATAAATTAATGAAATACGTTTCAGAAAATGATATAGACGCGTATCAAGTCAAAAATGCAAAAGTGTATTGGAAAGATTGGAAGTATAATTTTCAACACGTTGGCGGAATTACTTGTATAAAAACAGATAAAAGATTTCATGGGAAAAGAGAGTTATCGAAAGAGTACTCTGTACGAATGCTCCCAAATGAAATTGTTTGTCATCATTTTTCTTTCTCTGTTTCGTTAGACGAGATGTATACAAAAGCAAACACGAGAGAGTACTCTATCTTGACAAAAAGCTGGGTTGATACATATTGGAAGAATTGGACACCCGGTCAAGATTACAAAGAATTTAGAATACGAGAAACTACAAATATTCCTTCTGAAATTCTTGGAAGATATATAAAGTCAACAAATTTACTTTACTAACATGTCTGATCAAAAAGTTATATTCACAATAACAACAGGGAGAAGCGGAACCAAATACCTAGCAAACTTGTTTAGAGTAGCAAAAAATGCTGAATCATTTCATGAGCCGCTGAATGAAATTCAGTATTTAAGACAGATCCAGAAAACTGGAGATACTTCTATTGCTAAAAAATTTGTGTTAGATGAAAAAATTAAATTCATTGGCATGACTGTGAAGAACAACGACAAAGTCTATATCGAAACAAGTCATCTTATTTGTAAAGGTTATTTAGAATACTTGATTGAGTATTACAAGAATCATAAGATTATATATTTACAACGAGACATCAAAAACACTGCAAAAAGCTTGTACAAACACAAATCAATAACGCAAGAATTGATTAATAACTCAAAAGCGCGTTCTTATTATAGATTTCCGACAGATGTTATTTGCAATTTTAAATTGCCTTTATTTGTGATAAACTCGTTGTCTGATTTTGAATTATGCGTTTGGTATATTTTTGAGATACATCTTATTTATGAAAAATTAATTAAAAAGAAAGAGAGGATACATGTTGTACAGCTCGAGAATCTGAATACTGTCGAGAATGTCAGAGATCTGTTTTGTGAGTTAGAATTAGAAATAGAAGATGAAGAACGACTGAAAAAAATGATAGGAATACCGATGAATATAGGGAAAGATGACTCATTTCTTGATTTAACTGATGAAGAAATGAATGATTCTATAGAAAAAATAAAAATACTATACGACGAATATTATGATAACATACGCTAAATTGCACCACTTGACAGATAGTACTTTCAAAAAACTGCATGCAGAAGTTGCAGCATACCATTTTAAAGTAAACTACTTTTTTGACTGGTCTAGACAATGGGAGTATCCTTGGGTTTTGAGATACGCATCTTTTAACAAAAATGATGAAGTATTAGATGTTGGAGGAGGAACGAGTCATTTCCCGTCTATAGTCGCAAGAAGAGTTAAGAAAGTTTATGTCGGTGATCTTTACAGGGGACGAATGTTTAAGCCATCTGAGGAGAATGTAGAATATTTAAATGTTGATATTACGACCTTTGAATCAACTAAGAAGTATGATACTGTGATATGCATTAGCGTGTTAGAGCACATCGACGACTATTTAAAAGCACTTGAGAATCTAACTAAATTAGTAAAAAAGCAGGGTCAACTAGTATTGACGTTGGACATGTTTTTAGACAATACCAGGCCTTGCAAGAAAGACGATATTCCTAGAATTATTGAAATAATATCAAAAAAATATCATATCGGAGAAGTCGATCTCAGCGAAAAAGATATTTATGAAAAGATAAGATTACAAGAGATGAAATTAGATCTGCCAAATCTTTATAGTAAAAATTACAAAAATAGAACAAGCTTAGGAATTATTGCAATAAAAAAATGAATAAAAAATTAATCATAGTATCGATGGACGACTTTTGGGAAGGAAATGATCATTGGGATACTTTTGTAGAACTTAAGAGAAAGTTTCCAAAATTCAAAGCAACATTTTTTACTAACCCAGGTCAATGTTCAGATGAATTTCTAAAAAAAGCGCAAGTGTCTTGGATAGATTTAGCATATCACTGCCAAAATCATTCAGGCGGCTACAAAAACTGGACTAAAGAAGAAGCAAAAGAGTACTTACAGAAATATCACGATGAGTATAATTTTGGAAAAGGATTCAAAGCGCCGGGTTGGAAGATAACAAATGAGTTGATAGAAGCATGTCGTGAATTAAATTTTTGGATAGCATCTATAAACACGATACGATTAGAATACGACAAAATGTTTTATACTCATTACAAAAAAAGAGAGGGTCTTAATTTTCTCCAAGACTACACAGAATATTATGGACATTTTCAAAGCTACAATTTTGAAGAAAATATCAAAGAGTTAGACTCATTTTGTTCAGAAAATGATCCAGACTTCTTATTTATTAACGAATACGTAAATGCTTAATTTTACTCACATAGTTCATACAGACTATTCAAGAAATGTTGGAAAAAATTTTGATTGGTGGGTTTATAGACTTAAAATACTAGAAAATTTCACAATTCAGAGCTTGAAAAATCAAGTAAACAAAAACTTTTATTTTGCTGTGTTTTTAAGAAAATGTTTTCCAGCAGTGTTGATACCAGAACTAGAAAGAATACTTAGGGATTCAGGACTGAAAACTCTGATTATGTTTTATGACAGACCTACTGATATTCACGAAAAAATAACTTCTGCATTTCCAAGAACTGATTTTATATATGATACGAGAATTGACTCTGATGACTTGTTTCACAAAGATGCAATTCAAGAAATACAATCGTACGAGCCGAAACTTAGAAGAGCATTGATATATCAGTCGGGCTATTGCTATAACGCATTAGAAAACAAGATGAGAAAGCATTTAATGGTTTGTCCGCCTTTTCATACAGTGATGTATCCATACGAATCATTTTTGTCTGTTGAAAAAATGTCAGAATACAAAAATACAACAAAAGGTCATGATCAAGTAGTCAGTGCATTAGATTCTATAATCTTGTCATCAGGCAAATATATAGTGTTGTTTCATGATAACAATAATAGGTCTAGATATACTGAGCCAGAAAGAGTCGGTTTTGAGCGAATAGAAACAGAAAAAATAAACGAAATTCTTAAAGGTTTTGGAATAAATTCCAATACATTTAAAGATAAAATATATGCGTAGATTAATAAAAGAAAACATAAATACAATAGAGTATTGGAAATCTATTGCTGGTAGAGATGGATATCGATCAAATATTAGAAAATCAGGATTGACTAGATACGAAAGCGTATTCAACAAACTTGATAAAAATTTAGATATTTTGGAAGTGGGTTGTGGTCTGGGTGATTTTTACGGTTATCTAAAAGAAAGAAATTTTGAAATGAAAAGTTATAAAGGATTTGACCTATCTCCAAAATTAATAGAAATGGCCAAATCAAAATTTCCAGAAACAGAATGGTTCTCTGGAGACTGTCATCTTTTGCCCTTCCCTGATGAATATTTTGATTCTTTAGTTTCTATGCAGATGCTAGAACACATTGATGGTCTTTGGAGTTTTTTGATGGAATGTCATCGAGTTCTCAGAGAGAATGGAAAAATTTATCTAACAGTTCCAAACGAATTCAATATTAGACATTCTTCTCATTGCTGGTATTTTGATAAGTATGATATTGAAAGTTTATTAATGGAATCTTATTTCAAAGACTGTCATGTTTTTACAATTAATAATAACTCTAATCTTCTAGGGATTGGTCAAAAGAAGTATGAATAGAATACGAGAAAACAATCTAAATACAAAAGAATATTGGGATAGCTTCATTAATGAAGCGTATCTTAACGCTGATAAAAGAAGAGGGAAGTGCAAATTTAAAACAGTAATCGACAACTTTCCAGATGATATAGCAAATAAAGAAATTTTAGATGTCGGCTGCTTAGCAGGAAATTTTTTAGATTATCTTATAGAAAGCAATGTCGAGTTTAAAACATTCACAGGCATCGATTTATCTGAAAAATCTATTGAAGAAGCGCAAAAGAAGTATCATGAAGATAAGTATTACTGGAAATGTTTAGATTGTCGAAATACAAAATTTGTTGATGCATCGTTTGACGTAATAACAGCAATGGAAATTCTTGAACATGTTGACAATCCAGAAATTTTCCTCGCAGAAGCAAAAAGACTTCTAAGAAAAGATGGAGTTTTGTTGATAACAGTGCCAAATGAAAGAAGAATTGAAGATGCTTCTCATGTTTGGTCGTATTCAACAACTGACATTTTTGAAATGTTATTTACAATAAGTAAAAATGTCAATGTTCAACTAACATGTTCGGGAAATAGGAATATCTTTGGGAAAGCTATAATTGATTTTGAATCACATTTTTAACATGAAAAAGATAACAGTCGTAACGCCAGTACTTTGTCCCAGTGAAAAAGTGCTAGAAACAATAAAAAAATGTTTTCTTTCAATAAGAAAATCAGTAGATAAAGTTCAAGGAGAATGGATTGTTGTCGACGACAATTCAGCAGTCGGATCTTCGTTTTTCTCAGAAATTTCAGATACTTATATCAGAAATGAAAAGTTAGAAGGAGTTTCTAAATCACTAAATGAGGGTTTCAAAATATCAACAGGCGAATTATTAGTAAAACTTGACTCAGATTATTTTGTTCCAGAAAATCTATTTGAAATTCTTCTAAATGATTGGTCAGATGATTTGGGTTTTATTTCTCCATCGTTTGTCATAGGTAATCCTGCAAAAAATGAAGAATTTTCAGAAAACACATTGCCAAAAGTAGAAGGGGGCGTTGTCGACAAGCCGAATGGGAGTTGTTCTATGTTTACGTATCAATGGGGAGGCGGTATTTTGATGTTTTCAAAAGAAGCTGGAGAAAAAATTGGATATTTCGATGAAGGATTTGGTACAGGAAGAGGTCAAGACAACGATTTTATTTATCGACTTCTGCTAGAAGGTTATAATTGGAGATGGAGTAATAATATTATAGTAAAACATTTTCAGTCAATTTCTTGTAATGATCCAGCAGCTCCTGAAAATATGAGTGTTCGGAGAAAAATCGGATCAGATTATTTCAAGCAAAAGCACGGTTTTGCTGCTGGCGGTTTCATAAGTGTAATACAACAAAAATTTAAATATGAACTCAACAAATAAGAAAGAAGTATTTATAGTTGGTGCTCGACCTACTGTCATAAAGTTAGCGCCTCTCATCAAAAAGATGGACTCTTTTGTGATAAGTACAGGTCAACACAGAGAGTTAGCTGATGAAATGTATAAAGTTTTCGGAATTGAACCTGATGTTCGTCTTGATTTGATGACAGAGAATCAGACATTAACTAGTTTTACTACAAAATGCATGAATGCGTTAGATGAGATATTTAGAGAAAACAATTTCGAAAGAGTATGGGTGCATGGTGATACTTCATCATGTTTAGCAGGTGGGCTAGCAGCTACAATGAACAGGCTTCAACTAGTTCACAATGAAGCAGGATTGCGATCTTTTGACAAAAATAATCCATTTCCAGAAGAAATATTCAGAACAATGATTGATAGAATGTCTGATATTTTGTTCGCCCCAACAGAAAGAGCTGTCGAAAATTTGAAAAAAGAAAATGTGCAAGGTTCTATTCATCTAGTTGGAAACACGATAGTTGATGCATTAGAAATTGCAAAAAATCAATTACCGAAAAATCGACCAATTCAAGAAAAATACGTGTTAGCAACTGTGCATCGAAGAGAAAGTTTCGGAGATGACATTTATGAAATATTTTCCGCGTTAAAAGAGTTATCAAAAACAATCAAAGTAATAATACCCGCACATCCAAACCCTAACGTTCAAAAAGTGATAAAAGATCTAGAAATTCAGACGGTTTCTCCAATGAATTATGTTGATTTCTTGTGGCACATGAGGGATTGTGAATACGTCATTAGTGATTCTGGCGGTTTGCAAGAAGAGGCACCTTCTTTCAATAAAAAAATTGTTGTGTTGAGAAAAACGACAGAAAGACAAGAAGTAATCGAAAAAGGTTATGGTATCTTGATTCCTGTCATGAAGAAAAATTTCATATTAGAAAAGACTCAAGAATTCATAAGCAAACCCGAAGTAAAAATGTATAATCCATTTGGAGATGGCAAAACTGCTGATAGAATTATCAATATTTTAAATAATGAAGCATAAAAAAAATAAAAAGTCTATTTGTGTGATAACGATGACGTATAATCGTCCAGAGTATCTCGAAAAATCAATTGTCAGCTTATATAAAAAAGCTGGACGTTCTTTTGATCATTATGTTTTTGATGATTTTTCTGATGATAAAACGTACTCGATTTTGAAAAAAATGCAGAACAAGTACAAATTTAAATTATTTAGAAATACAGAAAGATTGGGTCTTTATAAAAATTTTCACAAAAACATAAAAAATATTGAAAAAAGATATGATTATTATTTAAAACACGATAGCGATATTGAATTATTGTCAAATAACATTTTTAATGAGATGTTAGAAGTTTCTGATTTTCCTTTGGTCGTTAGTGCGATAACAACTAGATTAGAAGGAATAAGAAATGTTGACAGATACGATTGCAGAATGAATTTTTATAACGGACATGCTATCAAATATGATTCTCCTGTTGTGTACGGTTGTTTTATGTTGATCAAAGGAGAAGTTTTTGATACTTTTACTAGACTGTCAAATCAAGATATCGAAAATTCGTCTTCGAAATGGGGAATTGATTCTGAGATATATCAGCATGTGAAGAAAGCTGGGCATTTTCTAATAGTTGAAGATCTTAGTATATATCATATTGACAACGCGTATGGTCAACGAAAAAATAATCCAGGCTATTTCACAGACAGAAATAGGTGGAAAGGTAGTGACGTAGATGAAACGATTCTATTGCAAGCATCGAAAAATTTACAACACTTCTTTATAGATAGAAAGATTTATGACGAAATCATAAACGAATCGAATTCTGCGAAAGAGTTTAATAAATATTGCAAAGAGTATGCAAAAACGGGAAAAATGAAAATAGATTCTGGTGAGACAATTACAACGATTTCTGTTAGAAAAGAAAAACTTAGAAAGACAACAGAAGCAAAACCTTTAAAAGAAGTTTTTCGTATTTCCGCTCCTTTAAATTTTGCTGGGAGAAGTCTATATATGCAAAAAGGAGAAACACGCGTATTTACACAACTTCCAGAGTGGGCAAAAAACGATCCCAGTTTAGTTATTGAAAAAATAAAGGTCGCTGAATAATATATTAGTGTTATTTTTGAAAGTATAATAAATAATATGACAAAAAAGAAAATTGTATATAGAGTCACGTCTCCTCTAAATTTTGCTCCTGACGAGAATATTCAGCATGGCACGTTTGAAGATTTTGACGAATTACCTGATTGGGCAAAAAATAATGTTCATGTCGTTGTTGAAAAAGTTGAAATTGAAGAACAACTAATTTTAGAAAAACAAGACAAGAAAGTAAATCCTGAAAAGAATAACGAGACAGAGATAATGTCTAAAGAAAAAATTAATGATGAAAACAAAGGTCGAAAATCAACTAATGAAGAAATAAAGAAAAATGAAAGTAAAAGTAAAATTCCTAAAAGAAATTATAAAAAACGGAAAGCTAAGAAAGCCGGGAGAGACTCTTGAAATAGATGCTACTTCTGCGCTTGGCTTAGCTAAAAAAGGAACTGTCGAAATTCCCGGCTATGATGTTAAAACAGAAACTCGAGAAATAACGGTTGATGCGTTAGTCGAAAAGAAATAATACGATGAATGAACAATTAGAAAAAACACAGAAAATCCCGATGAGGGGTCATATCAAAATTGAAGTCTTTGATGAAAATGGAAATTTGAAGCAAGTTGTTGACAAGTCAAACACATTCATGGCTACTGGAGATGCTCACGTTGCTGACCAATTGGCTGCGACGCCTGGTGAAGCAGCGATGGGATGGATGGCTGTAGGAACTGGAGATACTGCCTTCACGACAGGTTCAACTACATTGAATAATGAACTTGATAGAAATGCGCTATCTGCTGGTTATCCAGAGCAGGGCGCGGGCGCTGCTGACAATGATGTTGTGTACAAAGCAACATGGGCAGCAGCTGACGCAACGGGTGCAATTACTGAAGCAGGTATTTTTAACAGCTCTTCAGCAGGTTCAATGCTTGCAGCATCAACATTCCCTGTAATAAACAAGGGAGCATCAGACTCACTTACTATTACTTGGACTGTGACAGTAGGAGCGTCCTAATGATTATTAGTAGTTCGAACTGCTAACAATCATTGTTAGCATATTACACTCAATTCGTGTTTCCAGGTCTCTCCCAAGAAACAGGAATTGAGTTGGAGAGACAATATGCAAAAATAAAAACAGGATAATGTTTAAAAAATGGAACAAAAAAGATTACGAATCACAATAGGAATTCCGAATTCGTCACAATATCTGCATCAACTTTTTGTTAGGAGTTTGATGAATTTGAAATATCCAGAAAATACTGATGTCAATTTTACGATGATTTTCGGGCGTCAGCTTCCCTTTGCTAGGAATCACATTGTCAATGAAGCAATAAAAAACAATTCAGATTATCTGTTTTGGATAGATGCAGATATGACATTTCAAGCAGACTCTCTGATTAGATTGCTTGATAGAAATGTTGACATTTGTCATGCTCTTTCTTTTAGAAGAATCAAACCGTATTATCCATGTTTATTTAAATGGAATGAAAAAGAAAACAGTTACGAAACTATTGACTATTCTAAATCAGAGACCGATTTGATAAGTGTAGATGCTGCGGGTTCTGCATGTACTTTAATAAAAATGGACGTTTACAAAAAGCTGAAATATCCATATTATTATTATCGAGATAATCTTATTTCATCAGATTTGACATTTTCTGAGAATGTCAAAAAAGCAGGACATTCTATTTATGTTGACAGAACGTTGAAGACGGGTCATATCGGTGATGAATTAGTGGTCTCAGAAGAATTCTATTTAGCCACTATGTCAGAAGATGCTAAAAAAGAATGGAATGAAAATATGTGAAAAAATTTAAAAAATGAAAATTTACCTTTCAATACTCAATGAGGGAAATATACGAGCTGAGCTTGCAATAAAGTTGATTCGATGGCTTCGAGAAAGCAAGCATGATGTTTATTATGAGTCTTCTAATTTAAGACCCATCGAACACAATCGAAATACGATAGTCCA